CAGCTTTCTCGCTATGATGGCTGGCAGAAGATTATTATTTCTAATGACCGAGACTTCATGCAAGTCTGTGATGATGAAACGATCTTGTGGCGCCCCACCAAAAACGAAATTTTAAATAGAGAACGAATCATTGAACAAACCGGAGTACACCCTACCAACATGGCCCTTGCACGGTCCATCGTAGGAGACACCTCCGATAATTTACCCGGCATCAAAGGCGCGGGGTTTGCGACGGTTGGAAAAAGATTAAACTTTTTGAGCGATAGCAAATCCTATACCATTGATGAAGTAATAGAATTTTGTGAAAATACAAAAAGCAAACTTAAATTTTTCTCCAACATCGCCGAGAGTAGAAGCCTCATCGAGCACAACTATAAGATGATGCAACTCTATGCTCCGCAAATGTCAGTTCAGTCCAAAACCCATGTCAGAGAGTCCATTGATAACTTTGAGTGCGAATTTAATAAAACTGAGATCATCGGCATGATGCGTGATGATGGATTTGGTGAGTTAAATTGGGAAGTTCTCAAGGAAAACTTAAACAAGATTAGTAGAGAATGTCTTGACAGCCAAAAAGAAATATTTTAAAATTGATTTGACTTTAGCCGTCAATCGGTTATACTTATAATACACCATCGAGAGGGAATAGATGCTCACTGAAAATGTGAATTTTGGAAGGTACGGCAAGTCCTTCCAAGAGGGACTCGTACAACTTATTTTTGAAGATAGGCCATTCGCCGATCAAATTACAGAAGTATTAGATATCCAATTTTTGGAACTCGAATACTTACGAGTTTTTGTAAATAAAATTCTTGATTATCGCACCCGCTACAGCACCCATCCTTCACTTGATACACTGATCACTATCCTTCGAACAGAGATGGACCAGGAAGATGAGGTCACTCAAAACCAAGTCCGAGATTATTTCGCCCGCATTCATACGCGGGAGTTGACTGATATAGAATATATTAAAGAGACTTCCCTCGATTTTTGTCGTAAGCAAAACCTTAAAGAAGCGATGATGAAGTCCGTAGGGCTCCTGCAGAACTGCTCCTTTGATGAGATCTCCACTGTTATTAACGATGCGCTTAAGCTCGGTTCCGACAACAACTTTGGTTATGATTATCTTGCCGACTTTGAGGAGCGCTTTAAGATCAAGCACCGCGCCCCTGTCACGACTGGCTGGAAAGAGATCGACGCCATCACTGGCGGAGGGCTTGGCAAGAGTGAGCTTGGCGTAGTCATCGCCCCCACGGGCGCTGGTAAGTCTATGGCTTTGGTCCACCTTGGCGCTCAAGCTATCAAAGAAGGCAAGACTGTTGTTCATTACACCTTAGAATTACAGGATACAATCATTGGAACTCGATATGATAGCTGTATTACAGGATATCCCCTCTCGGATATTCGCAATTTCAAAGATGAGATCTATGAAGAGATTAAAAATTTAGATGGCACCTTGATCGTCAAGGAATACCCTACTAAATCGGCAAGCACTAATACTATTCGCTCTCACCTGTCTCGCTTGCTTAAGCGAGACATTCAGCCCGGGCTAATTATTGTTGATTATGCCGATTTGCTCAAGCCCGTAATCGTTCGCAAGGAGAAAAGAAACGAACTCGAATCTATTTATGAAGAACTCCGTGCAATCTCTACAGAGTTTAAATGTCCTATCTGGACTGCCTCACAGACTAATCGTTCCGGCTTGAATGCTGAAGTCATCACCATGGAACAAATTTCAGAAGCGTTTAACAAATGCTTTGTAGCTGACTTTATCTTTTCGATCTCACGAACCATCGAAGACAAACAAAACAATCAAGGGAAAATGTTTATTGCCAAGAATAGAAATGGACCAGATGGGATGATTTATCCTATTTTTATGGACACTTCTAATGTTAACATTAAAATTCTTCCCCCTGTGTCTGCTGCCCTGGCTGCCAATGGCATCGCAACTGCTCCAGTTGCCCTCGGAGTGAGAGAGCAGCAGGAATTGTTGCGTGCTAAATATACTAAATTAAAAAGGAAATAAAAGACATGAGAACCCCTGCTAACATTCGTCGATTCCGACTATCCGACAACTTCATTGAGCCTTATAAAGCCAAAGAAGTGCCATGGGGCCCTTTGGGGTACGTTACTTATAAACGTAGCTATGCACGCCGGCTCAGCGAGTTTGATCCGGACACCGAAGGATCCGAAGAGTGGTGGCAGACATGTCGCAGAGTAATTGAAGGCATGTTTGATATGCAGAAGCAGCACGTTTTCTTGTTGGGGCTCGAATGGAATGACAACAAGGCACAACGTACTGCTAAGGATGCCTATGAACGGCTCTTTGAATTAAAGTGGACGCCCCCCGGTCGCGGACTGTGGATGATGGGGACCAAGTTTGTTGAAGAGAAGACAGCAGCCGGCTTGTTTAATTGTGCTTTTCGTTCTACCAAAGATCTTTCCAACAAGGGAGGGTATCTTTTCGCATGGATGATGGATGCCCTTATGTTGGGCATCGGCGTAGGATTCGACACTGAAGGCGCAGGAACCATCACTATCCAGGAGCCCCAGTACACTAACGATACTTTGGTGATTGATGATTCGCGGGAAGGCTGGGTAGATTCAGTCCATCTCTTGTTGGATGGGTTTTTCTTTGGCGCCAAGGTTCCTAAGTTTGACTACGGGGCTATCCGTCCTGCCGGCGCCCCCATTGCTGGATTCGGAGGAACTTCTAGTGGCGCGGGACCCTTAAAGGAATTACATGAAAGCTTAATGAGCCACTATAGCGAGCGCGTGGGCGAACCCATTACATCTGTAGACATCGTAGACACCGAGAACCTTATTGGCAGGTGCGTAGTGTCCGGTAATGTTCGTCGGTCAGCCGCCTTGGCCATGGGATCCCATGATGATCGCCATTATCTAGAAATGAAGAACGATCAAGAAAAGCTTTACCACCACCGCTGGGGTTCCAACAATTCTTTTAATGCCGTGGTTGGTATGGATTATACATGGCATGCAGAGCAGAGCCAGAAGAACGGGGAGCCCGGATACATTTGGCTGACGAATGCCCGCACTCGTGGTCGGTTTAAAGATGGAGAACGCCTCGATGACATTAACGTTGCCGGCTTTAATCCGTGTGTAGAGCAACAGCTTGAAGACGCCGAACTATGTTGTTTAGTAGAAACGTTTCCCGCCAAGCATGCTGACCTCGAAGATTACTTACGCACTCTTAAGATTGCCTATCTCTATGGAAAGACTATTACTTTGTCCAACACCCATTGGCCCGAAACTAATGCTAAGATGTTAAAGAACCGTCGCATTGGGTTGTCCCAGTCTGGAGTGGTTCAAGCTTTCAATAAGCACGGTCGACGTGAAATGTATCGGTGGTGTGATGAAGCCTACAGCCACGTAGAGAGTCTAGACGAAGAATATTCCAACTGGCTATGCATCCCTAAGTCCATTCGGACCACTTCTATTAAGCCTTCAGGCACCGTCTCCCTCCTGAACGGCTCCACTCCAGGGATTCATTTTCCCGAGAGTGAGTATTATATTAGACGCGTCAGGTTCTCAACAGAGTCAGATGTACTTGCACGCTTGAAAAAAGCAGGCTATAATATCGAAGAGGATAAGTACTCTCCCAACACTATGGTAGTAGAGTTTCCTGTGCATGAACCTTATTTTACTAAAGGCAAAAAGGATGTGACGATGTGGGAGCAACTAGAAATTGCAGCACAGTATCAACACTATTGGGCTGATAACTCAGTCTCCGTTACGATTACCTTTACCGACGAAGAGGCATCCCAACTCAAAGATGCTCTGGAAATGTATGAGACCCGCTTGAAAGCAGTGTCCTTCTTACGGTATCAAGAAACTGGTTATGTCCAGCCGCCTTACGAAGCTATTACCCAACAGGAGTTTGAAAAAATGAACAAGAAAATCACCCCCATCCATCGTATGGATACTAACGGGGGTAGCGGAACGAAATTTTGCGATGGAGACAGTTGTGTATTGTAAACCTGTCAATAGATATCTTCACATTCAATTGCCCGATCCCGCCCCCACCCCGGAAGAACTAACTATTCTATTGCCCGATGACTTTAAGCCTACTGAAGAGCGATATGTTGTAGCTCAAGTTATTAATTGGGCTGATGACGTGCGCTTCGCAGACCATCTTACCAAAGATGCGGCTGTCTTGGTTGACAAGTCTATGGTTGAGGAAATTATAGTAAATAATAGTCAATTAAACATGGTACAAGATAATTATATCATAGCTCTCCTCGCAGATTAACCGGAAAAACCATGGCATGTCAATTGATAAAAACTTTTATAATGAATCCTCCAGTT